TCAACTGCTGAGCGTACTCTTTTCGGAGTACACTCAATTTCCAACTTTTTGAACGTAAGGCATATCTGCCGAACTGATTCAACAATAGTTGGAATATCAGCTGAGCCATGCCTATTCGGTATGGTAAATTCATCAAGAATCCTCCCCGTCTCAAAGTCAAACACACGACTGATCATACCTTGTAGGAATACAGGGATTGATCCACCTTTTACTCGCTCAAAGCCAGCAAAAGATGTTGAGTCTATTTTCCCAGTAGCCAGACTTCTTTCGAAGTCACGAGCAAACTGGGGAAGAGTTATCGTCAAAAATGATAACCCTTCGTGCTTGACCCGTGATCTAATCGTCATCAGATCACGTAAATCAGAGACATCAGCGATACACTTAGCCGAAGCATCTATATAGATGCATTCGGTTAACTCTAGATAGTCACTTACGTTGCTTTTCACAGTCCCTCCTAAACAGAGGTCAACTGTCAAGCCACGAGACTTACTAGCGTGATGTCAATATATATTGGCATCACCAAGTGACACCAACACGTCAATCGGTCGACAAATAGCCAGCCAGCCTTCTACTGGATACCTTTTGGGTAACCGTACGTAGAATCTTGACTGACTCTGAGCCTTCCGTAGTCATTGAGGCACGAAGCCTCTTTGTTTTCGGATCGAAACGCAAATGAACACTGACAATTATGCCAGTTTTATTGTTCAAAGCGTTCAGGATGATGGGTAATACATTCATCATCACTGCTAACAGAGTAAACCACTTGAGCGGCATCTGCGGCTCACTGGTTTGAGTTTGTTCTTTCATGGGAACTTGCTCCTTTCAAGAAAAGGAATTTCGCCAAAGACACCTCACGGTGTCAGAGACTAAGATTCCTGGCCGAAAAGCTTTCCGACCATTGTGTTGTCTAACCAGGTTTTAAAACCGGTTATTAACTGTTCAAGTTGCGTCTGGGTAAAGCCATATTCTGGCCTATCCACCACAACATAAAAGCCGAGAGTCTCGTAGTCCGACTTGTTTGAATCAAGCGGATCTACGACGATAGCTCGTTGATCGAGCCGTGCCAAGGAACGGATTCTTCCGTCCTTTGTCACAGAGTGTGAAACGACCAAAGCAAAAGCTTGGTCTGGCATTTGATACTTCGCTGAAGTACCAGATGTCGACACTCTAGGCATCGACTTTTGAACAGTATTGATTGTGACCACTTGTGGGTCAGTAAGTGCCATGGTTGACCTCCAAAGTTAAATGGACGTTAATCTTGGTAAGACTATCGCCTGTCCAAAGCGATAGCTTGGTTAATTACCAAGCAGATATGACTCTAGTTGCCCGACCATCTCTGTCGAGATAGTTTTAAAGCAGCCAGAATCGCTAATTGGCGTGGGGTTAAATCGTCCCACGACAGGCTAAATCCATATGGGCTACCTGATTCGACACGTTGCTTGGCATCAATTACTTTTTGCCATTCTAACGTCATCGTGCCGGTTTGCCGGAAAGGAAGAATCTGACGAAACTTCCGAACGGTTTGCCGACGATGTGATAGATACAGGTAGTGGTTCACGACACTATCGACTGACATATCGGTGATGAGATCAACATGATCTCCAACATTCGAGAACCAGTCGATAAGCCAGGTCCAAGGAGTGGCACGGTAGACATTTGACGGGCTTATTCTGAGACCATACAACATAAGATTACGTTGCATTTGGTTCCAGAGCGAATTAAATTCGTTTAAGCTAGTGTCAAATTCAGGACGGTAGAACGAATACTTACCCGAGGCAGTGACGAGGGTTTGAACCTCCTCAACTACTTCCCAAGTAGGTGTCGTTGAAAAGAAATGGCTATCAAGTGCAGGTGTAATTATACACTGCGTGCCTGATGCCATCCTTACTTCCGTTTTGGTATCTACCAACAACGATCTCCTCCTAGTAGGTTTACCATTTATTAAGCTAAGATGCTTAATATACTTTGCCGAGGCAAAGTAAGCGGCCTGAAGCCGTTTTATGTCACCTATAAAAGGAGCCCATCCGAATTCCTTATTCAGGAATTGATTCGCAATCTTTTTAGGTTGCATCATCTCTTTACTTGCATTACCGCCCATGGATTTCCATACATCATGAAATCCAGAAGCAGTAGTACGCAACATGCGGGGCATATCACGCATTTCTGCAAGAAAGACGAATAGGCTGGCTTTTTCAAGCCGGGGCTTGGTCGATGACCAAGCTCGATCGTAAAATCCAGTGGTAACAGGGAAC